ACGCAAACGCGGCTTCCGCAGGGAGTGGTAATGGACCTGATCGACAGAATGATCCGACGCTTACAACATATCGAGCCGAAGTTGACGCACGAAAAGGCTGAAGCCCTAGAGCAACGGTTGCGCGAGGAATTTGGCGGCATGGCGACCAAGACGCGCAAGCGATCCAAGACGAAGAAGCAGGAAATCGAGGCCGCGCTGCATGTTGAGTTCCGCGGCAACGTCGATGACTTCGCGCGCCAACTTGGGTGTCATCGCTCCACCGTGTATCGCGTTCTCAGTTCGCGGAAATCCATTCGCAAAATGTAGGCTACTTTCGACAACGCACCCTGTAAAAGGGTGGAATGTCGGATAACGCATCGCTGCTTGCAAGCCTGAAAGCCGCCCGGTACTCGGGCCACCAGCGCGTGCGTCACGGTGATCGCGACATCACCTACAAGTCCGACGATGAAATGGATGCAGCCATCCGCGCGCTGGAGGCCGAGATCGCGGCGGATGCGGGCAACGGCCGCAAGGTTCACTACGTCACCCCGATGATGAGGCGCGATTGATGGCAGCGCCGTCGATCTGGTTGGACCGCATCATCAGTTATCTTGCGCCGACAACTGGCCTGCGCCGAATGGCAGCGCGCCAGTCCCTGATGCGCGTCCGTGCCTACGAGGGCGCGTCCACGAAAGACGGGTGGATTCCAAGGCGCGGCGGTGCCAGCGCGAATGCCGATCATGCCGCCGACTCGCGCATGCTGCGGAACCGGGCCCGAAGCCTGGTGCAGAACAATCCCTATGCCCGCAAGGCGCTCGACGCGCTGGTTGCAAATGTGGTTGGCGAGGGTCTGATTCCAGAGTCCAGAGCACGCACAGCCACCCTGCGCCGGCGCATTGACGCGCTGCGCGATCAGTGGTTTCGACAATGCGATGCCGATGGGAAGCTGGACTTCGACGGCCTGACCGCGCTGGCCTACCGGGCGATGGAGCAGGACGGAGAGGTGTTGATCCGCCTGCGCTCGCGCCGCCCCGAAGACGGCCTCGCGGTGCCATTGCAGTTGCAGGTACTGGAGATCGACTACCTCGACAGCACGAAGACCGGAACGAACATTATTGAGGGCATTCAGTTTGACGCGCTGGGGCGGGTCGAGGGTTACTGGCTGCATCGAAACCATCCCGGTGACTCCAGTGGCCTGCTGAGCTTTCGTGACACCGGCAGCCGATTCGTGTCGGCGAACCGAATCATCCACCTTTACCGCGTCGAGCGACCCGGTCAGTCGCGCGGTATCAGCCGCTTCTCTGCAGGTATCGCCCGTGCTCGCGACCTGGCGATTTATGAAGACGCCGAACTGAGCCGGAAGCAGAACGAAGCGTTGTTCTCGGTCATTGTTTCAGGCGACGCCGGCGAATTCGCCATCCCCGGTGCCGGAGAGTCGATGACAGCCGCGCAGGACCGGGCCGCGCAGACCGGCGATCTTGGCGAATTGAGGGGCGGCGCGATCCTGAGCGCAAATGGGCAAAGCGTTACCGTCGCGCAACCGGCCACGACCACCGGCTATACCGAAACAATTCGCTCGCACCTATACGCATTAGCTGCAGCCTGGGGCGTTACCTACGAGATGCTGACCGGCGACCTTTCGCAAGTGAACTTCAGTTCCTCGCGGGTCGGCCAGATGGAGTTCCGCCGCCAGGCCGATCAGACGCGATGGCAGGTGCTGGTCCCTGCACTTACCCGAATCTGGAATGAATTCATCGCCGCCGCCTTCACCGCAGGCGTGATCCCTGAAGAGGACGCAAGCGTCGAGTGGACGGTCCCGCGCTGGCAGTACATTCAGCCCGACAAGGAGGTTCGCGCCGACCTGGAGGAGATCCGGGGTGGCCTGTCCAGTATTTCCGAGAAGCTGCGCCAGCGTGGCTATCAGCCCGATGCGGTGTTCCGCGAGCTGGGCGAAGACTTCGCGGCGCTACGCAAGGCGAACGCACTTGAGGCCATTGAGTTCTTTGGCGGCGGGAAGTCGCGACAGGAACGTGAAGAAGAGGACGACGCATGAGTACACGAAAAGCCACGATTCCGATGCAGACCCGTCGCGCGCAATTTGTGCCCGAGTCGGTCAATACCGAGGCGCGTACCGCCACGATGGTATGGACCACAGGCGCTGCCGTGCGCCGGTTCGATTTCTGGGAAGGCCGCGCCTTCTACGAGGAACTGAGCTTGGAAGACGGTCACGTCCATATGGACCGGCTGAACAACGGGGCGCCGCTGCTGAACAGTCACGAACAGCGTGATCTGAACGACATCGTGGGTGTTGTGGAGCGTGCCTGGATTGAGGACGGCATGGGTCACGCGGAGGTCCGCTTCTCCGAGCGCGCTGATGTCGAACCGATCTTCCGAGACGTGCAAAGCGGGATTATCCGCAACGTGTCGGTCGGTTACATGGTGCATCGCTACGAAACCGTGTCCGAAACCGAAGACGGTACCCGAACCATCCGGGCCGTTGATTGGACGCCCGCCGAACTTTCTCTCGTTCCCGTTCCGGCCGATGCCGGCGCGGGTATCCGCTCGCTTCCTGAATCGGATTGCGAGTTTGTCAACCAACGGGCTGATAGCCCCAAGGAGCCTGAAATGTCGAAAGACAATCCGGCGGCTCAGCCCGCCACCGAACCCCAGAACGAAGAGCCGAAGGTAGATCTGGACAAGATCCGCGCAGAAGCTCAAGCCGCCGACCGTGCCCGTTCCGCCGAGATCCTGAATCTCTGTGCTCGACACGGCATGAACGAGCTTTCCGCCGATCTGATTGCCTCCGGTGCTCAGGTCGAGGAAGTCCGCGCCAAGATCCTCGACGAGTTGGCTGAACGTGACGCCAAGGCCCCGACCATGCCGCGCATGGAGATCGGCCAGGATGAAACCGAAACCCGCCGGGAAGGCATGGAGGAGTACATCCTTTACCGCACCGGGCGCGCCAATATCACCGACAAGAGCCGTGATTATGTCGGCCTGTCGATGCTCGAAATGGCTCGCAAGTCGCTGGAGTCGGACGGTGTCCGCACCGCCGGCATGGACCGGATGCAGCTTGCGTCCCGCGCCATGCACACGACCTCGGACTTTCCCGAGATCCTTGCGAACGTCGCCAACAAGACCTTGCGCGCCGCGTACGAGGGCAGTCCCCGCACCTTCGTAAACTGGTGCCGCCGCTCCACTGCGCCGGACTTCAAGGAAGTGGCGCGCACCCAGATGGGTGACAGCCCGACGCTGGTGCAGGTCAACGAGCATGGCGAATACAGCTACGGCACCGTGGGCGAGATGGCCGAGAAGTACAGCCTCGCGACTTATGGCCGCATCGTTGCTGTGACCCGGCAGGCGATTGTCAACGACGACCTCTCGGCCTTCGATCGCGTGATCCCCGGATTTGGGCGCGCAGCGGCCGACCTTGAGCGGGCCACGGTCTACGGCATCCTGAACACCAACGGCGCGATGTCTGATGGCACCGACCTGTTCCACGCGGACCACGGAAACCTGGTCGGAACCGGCGCGGCGATCAGCGTGGCGACCCTCGGCGCCATGCGGGCGCTGATGCGGAAGCAGACCGGCATCAACGGTCAGTCGATCAACGTCGAGCCGCGCTATCTGATCGTGCCGGCTGCGCTGGAAACGGTTGCTCAGCAGTACACCAGCAACGCGCACGTTCCCGACCCGTCCAGCAACATCAACCCGTTCGCCGGAAGCCTGGAGCTGGTGGTTGATCCGCTTCTGGATGGCACTAGCGCGACGGCCTGGTATCTGGCCGCTGACCCATCCCAGATTGACACCATCGAATATGCCTATCTGGAGGGTAACGAGGGCGTCTTCATCGAAACCCGCAACGGTTTTGAGGTGGATGGCGTGGAGATCAAGGCCCGCCTCGACTTCGCTGCGAAGGCTATCGACTGGCGCGGCATGGCGAAGCAGCCCGGCGCATAACCACTAACTAAAAGCCCGCCCCACATCGGGGCGGGCCACTGAATGAGGATCTGAATCATGGCAACGAATTACGACAGCGAAGGCAAGGTGGTGCAGTACACCGCCGGCGCCGACATCTCTTCCGGAGACGTTGTGGTGATGGGCAACATCATCGGCGTGGCGCTGACCGACATCGCCAATGGTGCGACTGGCAGTGTGGCAATCGAGGGCGTCTTCACCGTGCCCAAGGTTTCTGCCGCTGTTATCGCAGTGGGCGAGTCACTGACCTACGACGTTTCCGCGAGCGCGTTTGATGATTCTGCCGCAACCCCGGCTACGGGCGACATTACCGGCGCTCCTGCGGTTGCAATGGAAGCGGGAATCAACACGCAGACCACGCTCAAGGTCAAGCTGACCGGCGTGCCTGGCACCGTCAACTGATGAGCCTCTACCGCCAGCCAGGTGACGTTCTGACGATTCCCGCCCCGGTGGGCGGGGTCGTCGCTGGACGCCTGTACCTGGTCGGCGTGTTGGCCTTGGTTGCACTGCAAACGGCGGCAGAAGGGCAGACGACGACATTCGCCATCGGCGGTGTCTGGACGTTTGCGAAACCTGCCGATGTCAGTTTCACGGTCGGGGAGCTGGCGTTCTATGACACCACCGACCACCAGAT